CTGAAGACTTGCGAGGATGCCAGCCCGCACGGTTTCCTTCAGTCCGTCCGTAAATACAAGTATGCTCTCCAGGCTTACTTCTACCGGCACGCCGTCGAGTCCGCCTACAAGTGCCGCGTCCTCGGCTTCCGCTTCATCGCCGTCGAGAAGGAGCCGCCCTACGCCCACGCGGTCTACGAGCTGGGGCCGGAACTGATGACCGGGGCCGCCTTCGACTTCGAGAAGGCGCTGACCCTCTACAAGGAATGCACCGCCTCGGGCAACTGGCCCGGATACCAGACCGAGATCACCACCATCGACATCGCCGCCAAACCCAGCGCCGCGACTAACATCAACTTCGCCTAACATGGAACCCAACAACGACAAAGCACCCCTAACTACGATTACCCAGAGCGGGACGTACAAACTCAAACTCATCCGCCCCAAGGGGACCGACAAGGTCAAGGTCTGGGAGGACGGCACGGCCTCCTGCAGCTTGTTCTTCCTCGATGACAAGGGCTTCTGCCTGTGGAAAAACTTCGGCACCGGATACGGCAAGGCGCTCGCGATGTTAGTCGGTAAGTACTCAAATAATTTCGCAAAGGAAATCAGGCTCGATGCCACCCCTGCCGAGTACTTGGAGTACATTAGCCCCGCTTGTGGCCAGACGTGCCTGATTGGCGTAGAAGTCTCTCACGCAAAAGACAAAGCCGGGAACCTGAAGTACGATAAGGACGGCAAACCGAAATGGTCTTACCGCTTTACTTACCCGAAGGGCAGTCAGAAGCCCACGGTACCCGACGCGTTGCCGCCCGAAGGCGTTCCCTTCTAATCCCGTGACCGAAGCACCCACGCCGATGTCCGCCCCGACGCTCGTCCTCATCGCAGGCTACGCCAGGGCGGGCAAGGACACGCTCGCATCCGGCATCCTTGAGTGGTCCCAGAGACCCGCCGAGCACATCAACTTCGCTGACGCCCTCAAGGAGGCCGCGAACCACTACATGGATTATCTCGGCCTTGATGGGGACTTCTTCAAGGAGGACTTCAAGGTGGATAACCGCGACTTCCTCGTCCACGCGGGCAAGTTCGCACGGCGCATGGATCGGGACGTGTTCGCCCGCCACTTCGCCAACTGGTGCCCGGTGATGAAGCACCACGACCAACCCTCCCCCGAGACGGTCGTCTGCTCCGATTGGCGCTACGTCAACGAGCTGCGCGTCTGCCAGGACATCCTCTGGGAGAAGGGCTGGAAGGTCCGCACCATCTACGTCGCCACCGCCGGGGTCGGTCCCGCCAACGACGAAGAACTGGACAGCATCGCCGAGATACGCGCCTCCCACCTGTTCGACCAGGAGTATATCTTCAGGCCGTCCTCGCGTAACGCGATCATGACCGAAGGCCGCAACCTCGCCCGCTCATGGAAACTATGAACCCAGAGACGCTGCGCTGGGCGAACAAGGTCGGCCTGTCCCCCGACCGCGTGGCCTTCCTGCTGGCCTGCCCCAAGTATACCCGCACCGGGCGAAACGACAAGCCCGCCTACATCAAGGCCGAGAACCCGAACCACCACCTCCAGAAACTCGGCGACTGCTATTGGTTCCGCCTGCGTCGACGCGGCAAGGACATCGTCGAGAACATCGCCAGCGACCTCGAGACCGCCCGCAAGCGCCGTGACGAGATGCTCGCGGCCTTCGACGCCGGCAAGCCCATCCCTTACATCAACGTCCGCTAATGAGCACCCCTACCCGCTTTGTCGCCTTCGGTGACAACCACGGCGACATGGCTGACGAGAACGCCGTCGAGGCCCTGGTCGAGTTCATCAAGGACTACAAGCCGACCGTGCGCGTCCACCTCGGCGACTGCTTTGACTTCCGATCGCTCCGCCGTGGGGCTGGACAGGATGCCGAAGGCGCCGAGTCCCTCATCTCCGACATCGAGGCCGGTGAAGCCTTCCTCGAGCGCACCAAGCCCACCGTCTACCTGATGGGCAATCACGAGCACCGCGCCCAAGCCCTCCAGAACACCTCCGGCTCCGCCCTGGTCCGTGACTACTGCGCCGACCTAGAGGCCCGCATCAAGACCGCCGCGAAGAGCTGCGGAGCCAAGACCATCCTCCCCTACCACGCCGAGAAGGGTGTATACCGACTAGGTCAGGTCGCCTTCATCCATGGTTACGCCCACGGCCTGAACGCCACCGCCGAGCAGGGTAAGCATTACGCCGACCGCGGCGGGGCTCTGATCCACGGCCACACCCACACGCTCGCCCAGGTTAACTTGACCAAGGCCGAAGGCGGCGCCGCTTTCTCCGCCGGCTGTCTCTGTCAGAAGGACGCCATGGCCTACGCGTCGCACCGGCTCGCCACCTCCCGCTGGGGCTCAGGCTTCGCCGCCGGCTGGGTCGACGGCAAAGACTGGAAGGTCTGGCTCGTCCACCGCGTCGGCTCCCGCTGGGTCTGGACAACTGACCTCAAGGTCTTCACCCCGAAGGCCCGATGAAGCGCATACTCATTGCTTGCGAAGAAAGCCAAACGGTATGCAAGGCTTTCAGGGCTAAAGGATTTGAAGCTTACAGTTGCGACGTCCAGGAATGCTCTGGAGGCCATCCAGAATGGCATATCAAGGACGACGTACTTAAACACATCAACGCAGGATGGGATTTGGTAATAGCCCACCCTCCATGCACATACCTTAGCAAGGCCGGTGCTCGATGGCTTTATGCTGGCGGAGAGTTAAACCAACAAAGGCTTTCACTAGGACTAGCTGCCAAGGATTTCTTCAATGCTATGCTTAACGCTAAAGCAAAGTTTATTGCCGTTGAGAACCCTACGCCTATGAAGGTTTACGATCTGCCAGAACACACCCAGGCAATACAGCCTTGGCAGTTTGGTCACGCATACAGCAAGCGCACGCTCCTGTGGCTTAAGAATCTGCCAAGGCTTATACCGACGAACATCGTCAAAGAGCATAAGCCATACCTCCCATCTAATACTGGTGGTAAGAAGCGTGGGCATTCTTATTCAATCGGAGTAAGCAAAAACGCAAAGCAGAGCAGTAAGACATTTGAAGGCGTTGCTGAAGCAATGGCCGAGCAATGGGGGGCTATGCTATGAAGCGCTTCGACGCCCACGCCCTTGTCGCCGCGATCAACGCCGACGACACTCCCGAAGGCTGGCACAAGACGACTGAGGTCGTCCGCCTCCTAGGCTACAAGACCCGGGCCGGAGTCTCCCTGCCGCTCGCCCGCATCGTCAAGGCAGGCTACGCCGAGCAGAAGACCATCCGACGAGGTCGCTTCATCTATCGCCTCTCGCCCAGGTTCAAGTCTTGGGCCGCCGCGAAGGCCGCAGCTGAAGCCCTCGAGAAGTTCAAGGCCCCCAAGGGATGGGTCACGCTCTCCGAGTATGCCCACAAGCACCGGCGCACCGTCCGCGGCGTGCAATACCGCATCGACGGCATGGCCCTCCCTGTCCGCATCCTCCGCAACCCTCGGAGCGTCCCTTACTACCGCAAGGCCGACCTAGACCGCGTCCTACGCAAAGCATCTTGACCACGGGCACCCACGCCCCCATCCCCAACCCTCTCTTCCATGATCCCGCCGAATAACGTCGCCGCGGAACGCCACCTGCTCGGCGTCCTCCTACGCGAAGCCGCCCACCTACCGGGCGACCTCCAGCCTTCCGACTTCTTTGAGCCAGCCCATCAAGACATCGCCGCCGCCATGCTCTCGCTGGCAGTCGATGGCATCGCCCCTGACGAGCTGACAGTATCCCAGCGCCTACGCCAGGTCAACAGCCCGGTCACCGAGGCCACCGTCTCGCTCCTAGTCAGTGACGCAGGCCAAGCGGCCTTCCGCCTTGAGCACGCCGACATGATCGCGGACGCGGCCATCCTCCGCCGTGCCCTAGTCGCCGCCGAACAGGCCACCGACCCCGACACCCTGCTCGACCATTATGCCACCATCGCCGAGACGCGCAAGGGGCGGAAAGCCAAGCACGGCCCCCAGCGCATGGACTTCGACGCGCTGCTATCCTTCGAACGTAAGGAAGACCCGTCGTGCATCCTCGGCAACCACCGCTGGCTATGCAAGGGCGGCTCACTCCTGATCGTCGGCCAGTCCGGCACAGGTAAGTCGTCCCTGATGATGCAGGCCGCCGTCCATTGGTGCATCGGCAAGGACTTCTTCGGCATCAAGCCTGCCAAGCCGCTTCGGGCCATCGTGCTCCAAGCTGAGAATGACGCGGGCGACATCTCCGAGGCCTTGCAGGACGTCATCGCCGGGGCATACCTCGACAGCGACGAACGCTCTCAGCTGCGCGACCACCTCGCCATTTTCCGCGATACCGTGAGCACCGGCACGACCTTCACCTCGGCCCTGCGTGACCTTATCATCGAGCATAAGGCCGACATCGTCTTCGTCGACCCTCTCCTTTCCTTCGCGGGCATCGACGTCTCCGATCAGGAGCAGGCGTCCAAGTTCCTGCGCCATGACCTCGCCCCCATCCTGCTCGAGACAGGCGCCGTCCTCGTGGCCATGCACCACACCGGGAAGCCTAAGGCCGCCTCCGACAAGGAAGGCCACACCGTCGCCGACCTAGCCTACGCGGGCCTAGGTTCCTCGGAGTTCACCAACTGGTTCCGCGAGGTCGCCGTCCTCTTCCGATGCCAGGGCGAAGAGCCGATCTACAAGTTCGGCCTGACCAAGCGCCGAGGCCGTGCCGGTCTCAAGGACCACGCCAACCAGTTCAAGGGCGAGATTTACATCCGCCACGCCGCCGAGAAGGGGGTCATCCGATGGGAATACAGCCAGCCCCCCTCCGAGATTGCGTCCGAAGTGTCCAGCAGGGATGCCGATTCCAGACCCGCCAAGGGGTCTACAAGGCGTTTGGGTCTGTCGTAAGACCGAGGACAGCCAGAAGGACACAAAAGACCGCCTAGGCCATCCTAGGCTTGACTTTGGATAAATCAATGACAGGCTAATGGACAGCCTACTACACACCACTTTAACAAACCCTTTATCAAACCGTTAGAGGGGGACAAATACAAGATGCAGTCCCCCTCACCCAGTCCCTACGGCCTTGGCTGACGCCGGCCTAGGTCTGGGTCTAGAGGCAAGATACAGGGATACATTTCCACCACCATGAACAACCCGACAAAACCGCGCCGTCCTAGGCGCCTGAACAAAGCCGAGATCATCAAGGCCAAGGAACGTTACCGCGATATGTGGGCGTCCAATCGTGCCAGGATGCTCAAACTCGCCGAGCTAGGCCGCAAGGCCATCTCTGCCAAGCATGACGAACACAGGCTTTGGATGAGACAATGGCTAGCAAAGTGTCCTTCGCACTTCAGCCGCGAACAACTCCGACGGATGATTGACCGTGACCGGGCCGAGGGCGACACGGCCAAGACCGAGTCCTACGTGAAGACCATGATCCGTTACGGCTACGTCAAGTTCGACGACTCGACGATGCTCTGGGAGAATATGTATTTCAAACTATGAGCACCGAGAATACTCAATGGCCAGGGATTGGGAAGCACATGACAGATGCGCTGGAAACATTCCCGGAAACGATGACCAAAAAAGATTTGGTTCTGCATTGTGCTAGGTATATCGCCGCTAATCCCGAGATATACATCACTCCTGAATGGCTGGCAAAACTGATGATGGATGACTCCTTTTTGCTTTCGAAGCGCAAGAAGATGATACCGGGAAGCAGGGCTTATGTTTGGGTTAACGAGCACAAAAGGTTTCAACAAAACCCATACAGGCTAAGACTCTAACCTTTGCCACTTGCCCCGCCGTCAAGATAGTTGACGCTGTGACGCGTGACACGCGCTAGGCTCAACGACCTGACGGCTCCGGCTAAGGAGGCCAAGTCGTTTGATGCTTGGTTCTTTGCCCAGCCGAAGAAGGTCCAGGAGAAGATGCGTGAGAATGGCGTGCTGCCTTACGCTGAGATGGCGCAACCTCGGCACGTCTTCAACATCGACGCCAATCATCCTGACTGGGCGTTCAACCCGACAGACATCGGCAGACGCGAAGAGGTCGATGCGTTCATCTCACGCGATCATGTCGGCGTCATGCTCAAGGGCTTCATGGATGCGCTGGCCTGCACGGATAACTTCGCCTTCCGTCGTCACGTCGAGCTCATCCGCTGGGCGCTCAGTCTGCCCGGCTGTCTGTCGTCTCGCCTGATCGGGAAGATGTATGGACGCTCCCACTTCTGGATGCGTGCCAGGGCTAAGGAGATCCAGCGCACCGTGAACTCTGACGCGTGCGGTCTGTTTCCTCATGTGAATGCCAGACGCGGCAAGAATAAGGTGCCAAGCCCCCTACCCCCCGCCACGCCCAAGCGATGAAAACGGCCCAAACCCCCCGTCTAGGGAGTCTCCTCAGGCCCCACCCCCTTGTCGCGTGGCCCGACAC